AGACTTGCGCTATCTGCTGCTGCATGGGGCGAGCCTGTGCCACAAAACGCACAAGACGCAGCAGAACTCGCTGCAAAAGGTCGCAGACTCCTTGAGAGATATGCTAATACGAAAGAAAAGGGCATTGAAAAAGAAGGCGAAGTGACAACTGGAAACATGGGTGCTGGCATTAAGAATCCAGCACAGGGTTATCCAAAGAAAAAGAAAAAGGAGTCTTCAATGACAAATGAAATTAAAAAAGAATCTTTAGAAGAAATTTCTGAAGACAGCAATTTAGAAGAGCTAAATTCAATGAATGAGGTTCTCAAAGAAATGATTGATGCGATTACTAAAACTGAGAACGATAGCGAATTGCAAAATGATATAAACTATGATAAGGTCTTTAACATGAATGAACAAGAAATTAACAGACTATCTCTGCTAAAAAGAGTAGTTAACTGGCTTGTTCCAGATGTTCAAGAAAATGCTTCAGCACAAGTTGAAGTAACTGAAAACACACAGGAGGAAGAAATGGATATTGAAATCCTAAAAAACGCTCTCAGTGATGTGGTTGATCAAAAACTCGAAACCTTCGCTACTTCAATTAAAGAAGAGATTGAAGCTTCGGTTCAAAATAAGATCGATGATATTACAAAGGGATTTGAAGCCAGCACTGCTGAACTTCAAGAAAAATTAGAAGCAACAGAGCAAGCTCTGACCGAGCAGGAAGAGCAGGTTAAGGCCTTCGCAACTGCTGGTGCTATCAAGAAAAGTGTTGATCCAGAGGATGATGAGGATGGCGAGGAACTTACCAAGTCCGCTCCAGCATCGCTATGGAACAATGTATATTTGCCACAAGGTTTAATTAACTCCTTGGGCTATAAGTCATAATAGGAGGAAAAACAAAATGGCATCACAAGAAGAAATTCTATCAAAAGCTGACGAAGTAACAACTGGGGTTGTAGGTAATGATTCAGGTGGTTTGATGAAACCAGCTCAGTCAAATCGATTCCTCGATTTTGTTATTGATCAGTCTGTACTTATGCAGAACGCAAGAGTCGTTCGTATGCGTACACCACAAATGGAAATCGATAAGGTTTCCGTAGGCACTCGCTTGCTTTCAAAGGCAACAGAGGCAACAGACAGCGGTGCAAATGCCGCTGTAACATTCAGCAAGGTTTCATTGTCAACCGTTAAGCTTCGTCTTGACTGGGCATTGAGCACTGAGTCTTTGGAAGACAACATTGAAGGTGCATCTCTTGAAGATCACATCGCACAGGTTATGGCTCGTCAAACAGCTAACGACCTTGACGATTTGTTCATCAATGGTAATACATCGTCAAACAATGGTCTTCTTAAGGCACTTGATGGCTTCGTTAAGCTTGCTAAGACAAATGGTCGTGTAGTCGATGAGGCTGGTAATCAGGTTTCAAGAGCTACTTATGATCGTATCCTTCGCAATATGCCAACCAAGTATCTCCAGCGCAGAAATGAACTGAGATTCTTCTCTGGTTCAGGCAATGTTCAAGACACCATCTATAGCTTGGGTAATCCAAACTCCGCAACTGAAGCAACTGCAGGCGCACCATCTCCCGGTTCAGTAACCGGTGATGTGGCTTTCCTTCAGGGCGCAATGCGTGGTAATGGTGGTCCTGGTTCAACTGGTATTTCACCATTCGGTATTCCGTTGATTGAAGTTCCTTTGATGCCAGAAACCGTTTCTGGTGACTACTCAGGTGCAGCAGGATCACATGGTCATATTGAACTTACATTCCCGCAGAACCGTGTTATCGGTATTCACCGTGACATTACTGTGTACCGTCAGTTCAAGCCAAAGACAGACACGATTGAATATACTCAGTACATGAGAGTTGCAAGCAACATTGAAAATGCTGATTCATATGTAATCGGTAAGAATGTCAAGCTTCGTTCACTGTAATTAGTAATTAGAAATTTATGATTGGGGGGGGTGAAATATCCCCTCCCTTTCGCATTTTATAGTTAAGTATGGTAAGATATTTGTTATGAGTGAAAATATTGTTACTTCAACATCAGTTAATGATGCAAGCAAAACCCCGGCAAAGAAAACACCAGCGAAAAAAGCTGCTGCAAAGCCAAAAGAATCAAAGCCAGTTCAAAAGAAAGAAAATACTTTAAGCGCAAATAGCGTTGTTATTATTTTTGAAAGTGGAGCTGCATATAGCGGTAATGGTCTTCTTTTTACAAGAGAAGATAGTATCCAAGAAGTTACAGAGGAGCAAGCCGCTTTCCTCCTAACTCTTGAAAATTTTAGAATGCCAGATGTACTTGAACTTGAAGAGTACTTGGCTTCTAAGGAGGATTAATTTATGGCTGGAAATTTAAGCGATTATCTTGAGGTTAAGCTTCTTGATCACTTTCTTGGCACAACGGCATACACTATGCCAGCAGATGTTTATTTGGCTCTCTACACAGCCGCTCCTACCGACTCCTCAGCGGGGACAGAGGTTAGTGGTGGTTCCTACGCCAGAAAAATAGCAACATTTAATGCTGCCTCTTCAGGCTCAACAACGAACGATTCAGACATTGACTTCAACGGTATGCCTGCTTGTACGGTTGTTGCAATTGCAGTTTGCGATGCAATCACAAGTGGTAATATTCTTGTATATGGTCCTTTAACTGCAAATAAATCACTTGATGCAGGAGATATTCTTAGAGTTAGCTCAGGCGACCTAAGTATTTCTATTAACTAATTAGGGGGTTGCTTTGTTAAGAAGAGAATTCGCTGGTGGTGTTTTAAAAACACAATTAACAGCAAATGTATCCAACTCAGCAACATCAATTGTAGTTATTGATGGAAGTACATTCCCCTCCGGTTCTCTAAACCCTTTTGTAATTGTAATTGGAAGAGGAACTGCAGCAGAAGAAAAAATTCTCTTCAAGATCAGCAAATACTTTTACTGTATCTTCAAGAGGTTATGATTCAACAAGTGCAACAGCACATACAGCGGGTGAAATCGTTGATCATGTGCTAGATGCAACCACAATTCAGGATATGAACACTGTGGCTAATGACACAAGCATTCTTGCTTGGATGAGGTTCTAATGGCTAACTTAACTCCCAAAACTCTTTATATCGGTAGCGATAGCGCAGCTAATGTTTACACATTAAGCTCCAATGTTGGAAGCTATGCGATTGTGAAGAATATAAATATTTGCAACACAGGCGGAAGCACACTGCTTTGCAATGTTCATCTTATTCCCGCAAGTGGTTCTGCTGGTGCAAACAATAAAGTGTTAAGCAACTTTTCAGTTCTTAGTGGAGAAACTATATCTTACGATTCAGCAGTTGTTATTAACGCCGGTGCTTCTATTTATGTAAGTTCAAGTGTGTCAACAGCAACTTACACTATTAGTGGTGTGGAGTATGTCGCTTAATCAATAATCAAGTATTATTGTTAGGTGAGACAATTAAGATTTAAAAAAGGTTCGTGGTTACTGATACCGATTTTGGTATTATCTTTTTTTTCAACACCAGCAAGTGCAGGAACTTTTGTAACAAATGGTGCCAATGATTATTATTTTGAATTGCAATCTGGCACCACATTCTCTGTCAGAACATACGCTCAGCAGTATGGTATTGATAGCCAATTGTGGCTGTATAGCAGTAACAACACATTACTAGCCGTAAACGATGACTACTACGGTCTTGATTCGTATATTTCTTATAGTGTCCAGACAACCGAGACATACCGTCTTCGTACAAGTATTTGCTGTGGAAACCCAGATGCATGGTATGGGAATTCTTACACAATAGAAACTGACTCTGTGCCAACAGTGGTTCCTTCAACGATATCTTCAAGCACAACAACATCTAGCACGACCACTACCACAATTGCCCCATATTTAAATCCTCCACAGAATTTAACAATTACATCAACTAATCAAGAAAAAGTTTATTTATCATGGGATGCTCCACAACAATCAAATACGCAGGTGGAGAGATATGCTGTTTTTTTCTCAAAAGATAACTGGGTTTCTGGATGGGCAATGGCATCAATGCAGACATCCGCAGTTGTTGAAAACTTAGAACCGAATACCGAATATCAATTCAAGGTTCGTGCTGACAATGACTCTATTTCTGTCTATTCAGAGTGGAGCAACGAAGTGTCGGGATTAACTTTACCAATACCTACGACAACCACAAGTACAACTTCAACAAGTACAACCACAACAACTACAAGCACAACAACTTCAACCACAACAACTACACCCCCTACAACTACGAGTGTTTTTGTATTTCCAACAATTGCCCCAACAACACTGCCAATTGTGACAACGACTACTTTTACAACACTCTCACCAACAACCACTGCTGTAACAAGAACAACAATTCCGGTAACAACAACGATTGCACCAACTACCACAACTACGATTGCACCAGCAGTTGTTGTTCAAGAAGTCCTTGAAATTGTAGGTTTAAACCAAGAATTGAGTAATGAACAGGTTACTGAGGTTATAAATATTCTTGAATCAGACTCTATATCTCAAGAAGAAGTTGCGAATGTTGTGGATAAAATTCTTGAATCCAATCTGTCATCGGACCAAGCAACGGATCTCGCTACAAGTTCAAAAGTCTTGGAGAGCATCTCCCCAGAACAAGCAGGGGAGATATTTGCAGAAATATCTGTTTTAGATTTATCTGTAGAGCAAAAGGATGCCCTTGTTGAAACCCTTACCAATGCCCCAGACAATATCAAGGAATCATTTGAAACAGAGATTGACATCTTCGGAGAAGGTCTTGATGATTATGTTCCTACAGGCTCTGAGATAGATGTAAAAGCGAGAAGAGCGCTTATTGCTGTAACAACAGCTTTAACAACGATTACAACTGCTCCTATGCCCTCTGGAGGCAGTTCTGCACCATCGGGTGGAGGTGCTGGTGGACCATCCGGAGGCGGTGGTTCTGGTAACACAGATCGGGGTAATAGCCGATCAAGGAGAAAATAATGTTTAAAAAAATATTAAACGAACTCCACGCTTTGGCGTGGACACTATCTGGAGGTGTGATTGTTTTAATTACATTATCTGGCAAAACACAAACTTATGGACTTTGGCTAACCATTGCTGCCTTTACTGTTCACATGTTTGGGATTTTAATTAAAAAAGAAGAATAATGTAAATATGATACTTATGATTAGAGGGCATATTCGTAATTCATTTGAAAGAAAGGATCTTTACCTTTTAGTAAAAGAACTACATGACTTATACCCAGATTTAAAAATTTTTATACATACTTGGAATATATTTGCTAATAATATTAGTCATAGGCCAATAGTTACTAATAATAAAAATGTAGATAATCAAATTATTTATGATTATTTTGATGATTTAAAATATTTAATTCAAAATATTACTATTGATGATGATACTAAAATAACTTTAATAGGTAATTTATCTGGCAATACCAATGATACTGGCAATCCACTCATTGGATGGAAAAATTATTGGTATGGAAAGCATAGATTAATAGAAGATATTTGCAATAAAAATACAGACAAAAATGAAATAATTGTAAATTTAAGATTTGACGTTATGAGTAATAGTGTTAATTTTTCAAAAGATTCAATTATTGATTTTGTAAAAAACAATAATGAAAAACTATTTACAAAAAATGTATTTATTTTTAAAGATGAGCGACATTTTGGTATTGACAATGTTTATATAGGCAATATCGATACTATGTCTAAATTAATTAACAAGTTTTTTTATGAATTAGATGATATTTTAATTCAAAATAAAAATATTGGAGCACCAGAGTACTTAGTTTATAGAGTAAACAAGACTTTGTTTGAGTAAAAAGGAGAAAATAAATGAATAATACTAAAAATATATTACTAAGAATACTTGCTGTATTTGGGGCATCTGGTCTTGGGGTAATTGGAGCTGGCTCTATCGCTGGAGTTAATCTCCCTCAAGCCATCTTTATGGCTGGGATTGGAGGAGTTGCTAAAGTTGTTGAAGGTCTTGCAAAAGCCTTCCTTGATGATGGAAAACTAGATGCTGATGAAATTGATGAAATCTTTAATGGTCCTAAAAGTCAGCCTAAAAATGACATCTAATGTATAATTGAAATATAGTGGTTATCCACAAAGGAGATATATTATATGAAAATTACTGAAGAACAAAAGGCAATGGCTGCATCCTACGCAAGAAGCGTATTGGGAGCTGCTGTCGCTGTATACGCATCAACTGGTGATGTCAAAATGGCTGCTAATGCATTATGGGCCGCTGGCCTTCCTGTCATTATGCGCTATCTGAATCCTAATGATTCATCATTCGGAAAGACCAAATAATGCCAAGAAAGTATTCGTACTACCCAAGTTTTGATGGCAAGAAGGCACAGCCTGGTACTGTGAAGCTCGCTGATTTGTGCAGGCGCAGATGGAAGACCAAGAATCTAGGGATTTATTCCCCTCGATTGATGCGTAACTCTCATACCGTAGGTAAGAAAATCGGCGACCCTGGTATGGAAAAGTGGATGTCTGTTCACGCTACTGGTGCTGCCGTAGACATCGGCTATACAGACCGTAAAGTTGGCGTGGCTATGTGGGATTGGTTCATCAAGTACACCAAAGAACTAGGCATTGAGGAGATTCACGACTACGCCTTTGATAAAGATGTCAAGGATGGCAAGCCTGGCTATGGAAGAGGCTTCAGGTGCAGTCGCGGTGAAAACGAGGCTGGGGTAAAAATTTTCACCGAAAAAGATAATGCTGGAAGTTTTGGGGGCAAGTGGTTACATTTAGAGCTTTCTCCAGAAATGGCAAAGGATGCTGCAAAGTTTGAAGCAGCTTGGAGAGCGTTGCCAAAGCCGGGTGCATGATGGAAGACTTGAATAAAGGAAGAAACAAATCTTGTGAATGCGGTTGTGATTGTGTTGATCAATGCGACTGCGGTTGTGAGTCTTGTGACTGCTAAATATGGCTGGCATAAGAGATATATCAATTTATAAAGGGGATTCATATACTCATGAAGTCCGAATAAAAAATAGCGCTAATACTGCTATTGATATATCTGGTCGTACATATAGAGCTCAAATTAGAAAAACAAAATCTTCTGAGACAATTATACAAACATTCACAACAACCATTAGTAATGCTGCTGCTGGAACACTTAATATCACATTATCATCCGGCACAACTTCGAATATAAATACTGGTATATACTATTATGATCTTGAAGAAACAAATGGATCAACTGTTACAACCTTAATGGGAGGTAAAATAACAGTTATTGGAGAAGTAAGTCGTGGCTGATATAACAACACTGCAAGTTTTGACAGGTGATGTAACCAACATTACTGTATCAAATAGCGATGTTACATCAGTGGCAGTCAGCAATGGAGATATAACAACACTTGTTGCAACTCCAGCAACAATAACATTAGAAAGAATCTTAACAATGTCAAATGCAGCACCGTTGGACATTGCAAGAGCCGCAGATAGCGGGACTCTTGAGGTTGCAAGTAGAGCAGATCATGTTCACTCAATCGCAAATACATTACTTGATGGAGGTAATTACTAAAATGGCTAATACAATTAGAATCAAAAGAAGGGCTTCTGGAGGAGCAGCTGGAGCGCCAGCGTCTCTGGAAAATGCAGAACTTGCATATAATGAGGTAGATGATGTCCTCTACTACGGTAAAGGAACAGGTGGAGCGGGTGGAACTGCTACAAGTGTTGAGGCAGTTGCTGGTGCAGGTGCCTATCTCACTCTTTCAGGAGTTCAGACGGTAACTGGCAATAAGACATTTAGTGGTGTTGTTATTGTCCCAACACCAACGGCAAACACGCATGCCACAACCAAGGCTTATGTTGATGGTGCTATTGCTGGAGTTTCTCTTGGCAATACAGCAGTAACGGCTGGTTCTTATGGTGGTGCAGGAACAGTCGGTACCTTTACTGTTCAAGCGGATGGTCGTTTAACTGCTGCTGGCAATACAACAATCTCCATTACGGCTTCACAAGTTAGTGACAGAGCAACAAACCTTGTAACTGGCCTTACTGGTACAGCCAATCAGATTGCAGTTTCCAACTCAGGCGTTGGAGCAGTAACAATTAGCCTTCCAGCTGATGTTACGATCTCTAATACTCTTACAATTACTGGAGATCTTGTTGTTAATGGTAATACAACCACCCTTAATACCGCAACTTTAACTGTTGAGGATAAAAATATTGTTCTTGCAAATGTTGATACACCAACAGACACAACTGCAG